GTCCACGATGTGCGGTTCCAACGCGTTCCAGATATCAGCAAAGTCTTCACCGCAGTTAGACAGCAGTACCTCGAACGGGGAGCGAAGTGCCTTAACCATGATGCTCCACGAAGGAACAAACCTTGGATGCTTAGCGATTAAGTCAGAGAGCACTAAGTGTACTCCGCAACCTCCAGGAATAACGCCCTCCGCTATCGCAGAGCGAACAGCCTCAACGGCGTCCTCTACGCGAGCCTTCTTCTCGCGAGTCTCTAGTTCAGATCCACCGCCAACCCAGATGGTAGATACTCCGCCTGTGAGCTTACTGATGGCAGCTTTGGCAAACATGCGCTCTCGATCGCTCGGAGCAACCTCTTGTATGGCCTTAAGCTCAGCGATACGCTCCTTAATAGCAGCGTCGTCAACTTCACTCTCCAAGAACGTCTCAAACATGTTTACCTTAGCCGTGGTGAACATGCCGAAGGCCTCTTCAAGATCGTCGGCCTTGAGGTAATGATCCAACGTACCAGGGTCTACAACCTTGCCGCCGGTGTAAGCTGCCATGTCGTACAGGAACATAGAGCGAGAGTTGGCCACGCCTCCAAGTGGAGTCTTAACTGGCACCACTGTGTATCCACCTTTTGTGCTCTTAGCAAACGCTTCTAAAGCAGTGTCAGAGAAGCCATGAGCCATTACAATGATGGGCTTTCCATACAGTTCGGTCATCTCCACCGCAGATTGAATAGCTGAGGGAACCTTTAGATCGTTGATGGTTCCGTCAAACAGGAAGATGATTCCGTTGTCCATCTTTGCCTGCTGACCAGCCCGATCGTTGATAAACGCTAGACCGATAGAGCCTATATCCTTTAGGCCGCTGGTGACGATACAACCGTCGATAGTTTCGACCCTTATGTTCGGGCTGTCAGCTTCTTCAATGAGGACCTGACCGTCCTCTCCAGCAGCAATGACAGCGTCCACAGCGGCAGCAGCAATTCCGGCATCGCCGTTGGCAGAAATAGTAGCAACATTAATAAGTTCATGGCGTTCCTTAACTGGCTTAGCGTGTTTCTTTAGAAAAGGCACGATTGTGTTACTATATAGGTCGTTCAGTTCACTGACCATACGCTGAGGGTTGTATTTTGGGTTGTTGTCTAAGAACTCTAGACCATGCTTCATCAATGAAGCAGCCAGCACAATTGCTGTGGTCGTTCCATCTCCTGCTTCTTTGGCTGTGCGTAGACAGATCTCCTTCGCACTCTCAACGATAACGTTAGCTTCCGCATTAGGAACACCAAGTGCCTTAGCTACCGTGACACCGTCTTTTGTCACTAAAGGAGCAAGTCCGTCGCGCTCGATGAGAACACAGCGACCGCCAGGTCCGAGTGTTGCACCCACGATCGCAGCCATATCAGCTATCGTATCGCTCACTATCTTGCGAATCTTTGCCCTATCTGCCGTTATGCTCTTGGCCTTGCTTTTCTCATACATAATTTTTAGCACCCTTCTTTTTCTTACTAGATTTAGTGTTTCTTACTGCGTTATCCATCTCCTTATTATATTCTTTTACTATGCTCTCATACTTCTTTATCTGTTTAGAATCGTTATCAAAGCCATAGAATGAGTGACCCAGTTTAAGTGCTGCCCTAAGTGAGCCCGTACCGCCACAATGAGGATCGAATATAACAGATCCTGGAAGACAGTCCGTCATCCGTATTAAGAGTTCGGCAAGGTCAACAGGATAAGACTCGTCAAGTGAGCCAGTCTCAATCTCCCAGGTGTTTCCTGGACACGAAGTTTCATCTTGAGTGTGTAGATATTCCCTGACTGGAAGTCTGTCAAGTTTCCAGACATCACCGTTACAGAAGTGAAGAACATATTCGTGGGAGTTGACTAGGTTAGTCTCTGAGCGCTTGCCTGGAAACCAGGTCTTCTTGACTATTATGTTGTCGATATGAGTAAAACCACAGTCGACCATAGTCTTTGCTATCTCGAACGGACGCCACTTAGCTTCTATGGGCGCGTAGCAGATGAGAAATACTATCCCGTTAGGGATCATGTGGTTCTTGAGTTTTTGAGCAAACTTCTTGAACTTCTCAGGTTCAAAGCCGTCTCTCTTGCGTATTGGGACTCTGGTAATACAGACTTCTATGTTTTTGGCCCAAGTAGCACTTGGGTTCATACAGTCCATGTTGTGGATTCTGACGTTCGTCTGAAGGATGTTAGCAAGATTGTCCAATGGTAGCTCCGTACGAGCATTATACCACTAAATACTAAGTTTCCTTATCTAGGCAGCTGTCAAGCTGCTCGTTGAACTTATCGCTGAAGCGCTTATAAGAGATATTCTTAACTGCGCTTAAGAACTTTTCCACGTCCAAGCTTTTATACGTAAGTTCTACTAGGTAACGAACTACACCATCGTCAATGGTGACATAATTCATCTTTACCAGATTAGAGTGCCCTGGCTCAGAGAGCTCAAAGTGATCCCTCAGAACCTTATCTAAGGGAAGAGAGATCATCTGACACTGTATGCTTATAGTATAGAGTGAAGGTACATAATAGGAGGACACTGATTGGTGGCCCGACATGTCACAGGTAATCACTTGAGCGTCAAACGCACTCAAAAAGTCTTTAGCAAATTCTGTTGAAGGCATGTTTAATCCTGCCGGGTAACTACCAAACATTAAGCTCCCGTACTTCCGAACCCACCCTCACCGCGGGCCGTGTTCGTATCTACAGAGTCTACCTGCTCTACAAAGAACTCCGACGAGTATGGACTCATTATGAGTTGGGCTAGTTTAGCATGTTTCTTGATAACGATAGGGTCTGTACGCATCAGCGGGATACCTTCAGCATCTAGCTTCTCTATCAGATAGATGTTCGACATGACGACATGTGGGATGCCGCGATACTCCTCGTCGATTACGCCGGCGTAAACAAGAAGTCCTTGTGAACCCAGCCCAGATTTTGAAGTGATCTCACCCCAAGTGCCCTTAGGTAGCTTCAAGCGTATGTTAAGTGGATACGTAAGCACTTGACCTGGGTATATAGTGATATCCTGAGTCGCAAATAGGTCAAACCCAGCGTCACTCTTGTTCTTCTTAGTTGGGAGTTTGCCGTCCTGTAAGACCTCTATCTCTATCTTAAAATAGTCGTTGCGCACTTTATCCAACAGATTCTTCTTCTGATTTTCGTCCATGTATCTTTTATACAGGGGTAAAACGGTCAATATTTATTTTTTTACTCACTTAGTTTTTGGCATGCTCGCGGGTATAAAAGAGATATCTACACCAGCCACGCTAACTCTAGGCTATCTTATCTTTCTTCTAGAAAAAAATCAACTATACATTAAGTGTCGTTCCCCGTGTTACGGGGAACGAGCGGGGAATTAGAGAAGAGAAGAGTTCTTTAAGATTTAGGAGTGAAGTCTGGAGCTACTTAAGAGATTGGTGCACTCGGTGAGATTCGAACTCACGACGCAAGCTTTTAGAGGGCTTCGTTCTGGCCACTGAACTACGAGTGCAAATTGAAATTTCGGTGACGGGCCACAGGGGAGGAAAGTCCCTATCAAGGACGACTGACATTTCCGTGTTGCGTCTGCCCGTCACCTGTTAATTATACCAGCTTAAGTTTCTTAAACAGACCTAAAGTGTCTGAACTAAAGATAGCGCATGCTGTCACCTTGTCACCTAGATCAGGCTCAACGAACTCTGCGTGCTCGCTCGTACAGTCGTACGCAGAGTAGCTTGGCATGTTACCTAAGCAGTTTGGAGAGTCCTTAAGGTAAATGAGATGGCCGTTGCTCCACTGGGTGTAAGGATACTTCTTCAAGAACGCAGCCACGGCATGACCTGCCTGAACGGCCTGATGTGATGGCGAAAGCTTCTCGTTAACGACCACGTACAGTTTCTCTTTAGATTCAGGATCCATACTCCTGAGAATCCAGTCTATCCATTCCTTGTTGAGCTTGTTAGTGCTATCGCACTGATCGATGGTGCGACCTCTAGCAAGACAGTAGGCAACGTGCTTGTGGCGAAATGCAATCCTGAGTTCAAGTAGATCAGGAACACAACCAGTGCCCTGGGTAATCTCTTTGTTCTTGCGCTGCTTTTTCTTTTCTTTGATCTGACGAGCCGTCTCTTTGAGATCGAGCTTCATCTTTGCGATTTGTTCTTTCATGTTGATTCTCCGTGTTAAGTGTAGTGGTTGAAAACTAACAGACTTTGCTCGGAGATGTTTAGGGAGGCTTTGTAACCTAGTTCATATTTATCCTTTCAATTATTTGATACGTGATAATTATACCACGATTCAGGAAACGGGTTGATTGAACAGTGCTTGTTCGGCCGTTCGGCGTCTCTCTAGACCTGCCACGACCTGTCCACCAGCGCGATCCCACTTGAGGAACTCGTCTGAAGCTCCTGCTGTATCACCTGAGTTGAGTAACTTAAGTAGAGTTGAGCCATGCAGCGAACCGTTTCCCAAGTTGTATGCAAATGAGACAAGTGCTGCAAATTGGTTATCATTTAACTCTACGGTGACATAAAAAGATACTGCATTTTCATGACTACCGAGCTCAGTTCTGAGCATCTCCTCAGCTTCTTGTTCTGTGATGGTGCGACCGTCTATTACATTTTGCTTAGTAACGCCGACAGTGCAGCCATAACCCAAAGTAGGGACACCAACCATATCTAGGTAGGCTTTAGGTTTGAAACCTTCGAAGGACTTGATCAGGTCAATGCCAGCTTGATTAATGACTCTCATTGAGCCATCATCCCACATATTGAGTTAAACCTTATCTCTCAGACCGATATCTTGCTCAAACTCCTGGTCTGTGTAGGTATTCTCTATCATAGTTCTAAATCCTGCGACAACCGCATTTGCTATGGACCGCTGTATCATATCTCCCATGCTGTTTATAGGATAATTATGGATATCACTCAAGTATGTAGCACTTAATGCGCTGTCTCGTATCGCTTGGAGGAGTTCTTCTTTTGGCTTCTTGAAGTTCATATTACCTTTACCTTGTCAGAGATTTCTTGATAAAACTCGACCCGTCCAAACCCATGGCGACTCATCATCGTGGATCCCATAGGGATATAATCTAAGATGATACACTTAGTCTTTATACCTTGTTTTCTGAGACCACGACCAACGGCTTGAATTACAGGACCCTTACTAGCTACAAAGTTGGCTAGGATGAGAACGTCTACATTCTGTGTATCTGAACCCTCTCCAATTTTCCCATCGGTGCCTACAAGTCCAGGTATCTCCCCATTGTTGAGTTGATTGACATACTCTTGACTCTTGGAATCAATACCCGTCGCGAATGGAATCCCCAACTCCTTAGATAGTTCCTGTCCGTGGACGACCTCATCTACGAGGACGAGAACAGACTTGCCGGCAGACATCATGCGTCTGGCATCGTCGCGTATCTGATCGCGCATCGTCTGGTCGTTCAGAACATGCTCCTTATATGATTTTATCTTGTCGTCCTTGAAATCTTTGCCTGTAGTCTGGACTTGCCTTACTATAAAATAAGGTTCTGCTAACCACCCGTTTTCTACGCCCCACTTGATGTCTCGCCGGATTAGAACAGGTCCACACCCGGCAGTGATCATCACATCTTTACCATCCGACCGGAAGTCGGTTGCGGTAAGCCCAAATATCTTACCAGTTTTGGCCAATCCCTGGGAGATATCATAGAATGTAGTTGCTGGCGTGTGGTGGGTCTCATCGAGTATAACGACACCCAGCTCAGCATTCTGGAACTCGACGATATTTTTAGTGATTGAAGCAGCAATCCCAACCGTAATATCGCGTATGTTCTTCTTGCCTCCACCATAGAATCCAACTTTGTTATTTCCGAAACTAGATACGAACAGGTCGTAGAATTGTTTGGCAACGGACTCTGATGGGCAGACAATTAATGCTCTCCTTTTGTATCGCTGAATAAGGTGTAGGGCAAGCAG